CTTCTCTGCTCGTTCTGAAGCCACTTTTTGTTCGTCTAATAGGGTGTTGAGCATCTTTCCAACCGACCACGGCAATTGCCTTGTAGTTGTGCGATCCGACCTTTTGCACCGTTCCCTCACCGTTACCTCTGCGTTTCATGACAAGACCCCTCGCATGAAATCCTTAACTCTTTGCATCTGTCCGGGAGTCAGTTGCCGAGCAAGTGAATAGAACTCCTCGTCCAGAGCATCAGCCTTTTCGGTTGGTGCTTTTTCTTCTGTCCAATTAGGACGGACTACTTCTGCTCTTGTCATGCCCTTAACCTCAAGCAACCACTCATCGTAGTCGCGATAACTATCGTCTGCAAAGAACTCTGCATCGACACCGAAGTAACTAGCAAGTTTGAACATCGTTGTCATGTTGGGCATTGATCCGTTCTTCCACTTGGTAGGGGCAGACGAAGCAATGTCGCACTCTGCACACATCTTTCTTACAGAAATTCCCTTTTTAGCACATAACATGACCAATTTCTCGTAAAACATGGGTTGTTTTCATCCTTTTTCTCAAAAATTTCGCTAACTTTGTATCTATTTTTCAAGAAAAGGGTTGACTACTCAAAACCCTATATGATATATTGTATACACAAGGGTACAAAGTTAGCACATTTAATTGTTGGCACTATTAATGTACCATACCTTGCACCCTTTAGTAAATAGCAAAAGTGCATTTTTGCCTTTTGCAAAAAGGATTTGAGCGATGTTGATGACAGTTGGTGAGGTTGCCGAATACCTCAAGGTTAGGAAAGAAACGGTCTATGGGTGGATTAAGGACAGAGAGATCGCTGCCATCTACCTAGACCGAGCCATAAGGATAGACGAGAAAGACCTTGCCAACTTCGTCAACAGACACAGAAAGGATGCGAAGAGATGAAGAAAGAAACATTAACTACTATCTTCTATTGGGTTACCTACATGGTCTTATCTACGATTCTGTGGGTATTACTCTTGGAAAACTTCTGTTAGGGGGGGGTGTAATATGGCACATCTACCAGGGCAGGACACGAACATCAAGATGTTGTTCGGTTACAACTTCAAGGTGGCTAATCCGTGCAAGGATTGTGCCGACAGAGAGGTTGGTTGTCATGGCAAATGCGAAAGGTACAAGGCGTATCGCCATGAATTAGAACAAGTGAAACAGATTTACGGAAAGAGAGCGAGGGAACGCAATGCTAGGAACTAAAGAACTTTTGGACAAAAAAGGAAACATTGTCTGCAACAGAGGAGAAGATTGGTGGTGGGATGCACTCGCACACGCTGACGATCCGATTATCGAAATCGATTGGAAGTGGGAAGCCAGAGATAAGGCGAATGATGACTTGTTCTTCAAATTCATCGCTGAACATGACTATTGGGAAATGTTCAAGGAGTCGATGATGCAGTACTTCTCAACTCCACCTCATTATGAGAGTGACGATGAAGTCCTTGACTACCTTATGACAGAGGGAGTTGTCGAAACGGCAAAGGAATATGATCTGCACGATTTCTATATGGAGTTCATATGTGACGATGAAGACTTGGCAGAGGAGTATGTGGAATGGCTGAAATGAGTAATTTGGACATTGTCCGTGAGTTTTTCTCGATAGACTCACAAACTGTATGCGACTTGCCTTATGAGGAGTTTGTCAAGTATATGGAGAGATTCCACAAGGCAACTGACAACTTAACTTTCGCAGAAGAAACGATTTTATGCGAAGAGTTGGAAAGGAGAAGAAGTGCCAGTTATAGAACTTAACGAAGAGAAACATCAGTATTTTGTTGACGGCAAAGAAGTGCCGAGTGTGACACAGATATTAGACCTACTATCTTATGACACTTACGGACAGATAGATAAAGGTACTCTGGAGTACGCAGCTAGGCGAGGGAGCGATATCCATGAAGCCACACAAGACCTCGATTTAGGTTTGCCTTGCGAGGTAGACGGAGAAACTTATCCTTATCTGTCAGCCTACTGTGACTTCACCAGAGACTACTACGGAATATCTCATCACATGATAGAACAAGCCATTTATGACGAGGAGTTTGGTTACTGTGGCACGATAGACAGATTGTCCAGGGTCGGATCACAAGTATGGCTTATCGATATAAAGACGGTTGGTTCACCAAACAGACTCACTTACATCAAACTGTGCCTACAGACATGGATGTACAAACACGCAATCAATACCGAGTGCCACAGATACGGACTATTTCTCAAGAAAGACGGAACATACAAACTGTTCAACTGTCAAGAATGGGAAAAGAAAAACGGCATCGTGCCCAAAGAGATAGTTCCTCAATTGGTAGATGCCTACAAACTAATACAGAAACTGAAAGGAAAGAATTGATGTCAGAAAATTTAACACTCTATGAGAGTAAAGCTGCTATTTGCGAGGAGAAAGGTCGCAACTACATCATTAGAAATCCATTCAATGAGAGTGCGACAAAACTGATTAGGGGAACGGACTTCGCAATCATCCCCGGAACTACATCACCATCGCTCCTAAAGGGTGGGGCAGAGAAAATCGCTCTTCTGTTTGGAGTCATGAAACACATCGAGTTGGTAAACGAAATTGCCGATTACAAAGAGCCATTCTTCTACTACGCACACAAATGCGAGTTGACGAAGTTGGGTGCTGATGGCAAAGAGTATGTTTTCTCAACCGGATACGGATCATGCAACACAAAGGAAAAGGGATTCGGTCGTGCCGATGCCTTTACATCAGCCAATAGTGCCATGAAAAAGTCAGAGAAAAGAGCCTATGTCGATGCGGTCATCTCAATGGTAGGCATCAGCAATCTGTTCAGCCAAGACCTTGAGGATGGCAACTTCAACAAACAAGTCGAGAGCATGACATTTGATACCTCTAATCCAGAGGATAAGATTACCAAACCACAAGCCAAGAGATTGTTTGCCATAGCCAAGAATTATGGCAAAGGCAACGTAGAACTCAAGGCATGGCTCAAAGAGAAGTTTGATTTAGACTCCACAAACGATATCACGCAGAAACAGTATGACACCATCGTTGCTGAACTACAGAAAGAGGTGTGACATGGCATGGACTACAGTACCTCAACCGAAAGAGGATGAAGAACAGACCATTAAGCCTAAACAGATAACCGATGAGGAGATAAGAGAACTCATCAATGAAAAATTAAAGGAGTTGAGAAGTAAGTAATGCTGAATGTAAATGCAAAGTTCCACACAAGGATACAGAAAGGCATAGCCTTTGACCGTAAGGGTGTTCCAAGCACCAAACTCCGTTTCGCAGACAAAGATATGGACGGCAATTGGCAGAACATCACCTTTGTCACCGAGGGTTCATTCCCTTGCGAGAAAGAAGACGGATTTGAATTCGTAGCCACAGAGATAACTGGTATCTATGTCTACAAACAGAACGGATACACCAACATCAACGTATATGGCAAGGCAGATGTCTTCGACAGTAAGGGTCGCAAGATTAACTCCGTCAACCGAAAGGCTGAAGAGGAGTTCCGGGAAGTAACAGGATTGGCAGAGGATCTTCCGTTCTAGGAGAGGGGCAAAATCACCCCTAGAAAGCGAGTTTATTTTACCCTACAAGTTATAGATTTAAGACCAAAATTATTAGCATAGCACAATTAAGACATTTTGCAAAGAAAGAGAGAAACAATGAACCAAATGTGGAAGCCGATACCTGGCTATGAGGGGTTATACGAAGCGAGTAATAAAGGACTTATTAGGTCTGTAGAAAGAGACATTGTGCGTAAAAACGGACGTACATTTCATATTCAACCAACAGTATTGAGTCCTTATCCACAGTACTCAACATTGCGTGGAAAGAAGTACTTCATGGGATATCAAGTGGCACTACGCAAGAACAACAAATCGAAATCACATCTCGTTCATAGGTTAGTTTGTCTTGCATGGTACGGATTACCACCCGACTCCAAGTGGCAAGTCAATCACATCGATGGGAATAGGGAAAACAACAACAAAGATAACCTTGAGTGGACAACTCCAAGCTGCAATGTCCAACACGGATATGACAATGGGTTATTCAAAAGCAAAACGATTGAAATTGTTTTGACACCTACCGATGGCTTCTATCCATATCGTTTTCCGTCTGTAGCATCAGCATCACGAAAACTCCATGTTTCTCGCAACACGCTTATGAAAAACAAATATATAAACATTGACGGTCGTGATTACAAGATAGAAAGGAGAACCGACCATGTACCTAGAGGTACTTAACTTAAAAGAGTGGCAGACAAAAAAGGACATCATCGCACAGTTGAATGCTCTTGGAGTCGAGCCAGAAGAGGATTTAAGAGCGTTTCGCAATGAGGTGAAAGTCAACAATGCGAAATGGGCAAAGGGGCAGAGTGGGTATTATGTGGCTCACAGTAGGCTTGGGTACAAGTTAGCCACCGAGGTGTCAGAGATAGATAACTCGCTGACAGACCTAGAGAAGAGGGCATTGTCAATGATCCGTGACATCCGTAACACTCGCATGGCTATTGGACTACAAGGACAAGGCTCTTACAACAACTTGGCAGAGATACGCAAAAACAGAGGACTCACAGGCACGGCTCTTGTTAGGCTGATGAAAGAGAAGAACCCACAGTTTGACTCACCGACATTATCTCGCATAGAGAACGGCAAGGTATTGCCTACCCCGGAGACTCTCACACAGTTAGCCGAGATTCTCGATTGCGAAACTTGGGAAATCGTAAATCCACAGTACTTGATGTGAGGTAGTCATGGAAGAGAAGTTGAGATATATCGTAGTGCCTTTAGAGGTGTTCAACGATACAAGGCTCGATGCCACAGAAAAGATACTTCTCATGAGGATCGACAGTTTCTGCAAGTACGGTGACGGAGATGGGTGCTATGCATCAAACGATTATCTCTCGACATTCTGTGGATGTAGTGACAGAAAGATATCCCAATCACTTACAAAACTGAAGCAATTGGGATACATCGAACAGAAAGCCTTTAACGGAAGACAGAGGATTTTGTGGAGCAGACTCGCAGATATTTCTAGTCTGCCTAGCAGAATCTGCGGAGCAGACTCGCAGAATCTGCGGACAGAGATAATAGAGATTAGTAATAAGAATATAGAAATAACCCCCTATAATCCCCCACAGACTCCGCTATTTGACGAGACATCGTTTAACCGCTTTTGGGATGCCTATCCAAAGAAGAGAGATAAGGCTAACGCCATGAAGTCTTTCCGCAAGGTGACAGTTCCTGTCAGCGTGTTGATAGATGCTATCGAGAGACAGAAGAAGTCAGCCGATTGGCTCAAGGAGAACGGAAGATTCATCCCTTATCCGTCAACTTGGCTGAATGGCAGACGATGGGAAGATGAAGCCGATGTGGGATTCTTGCACGGTCATGTCCATGTCGATGGGAAAGACCCCGACTCCTACAAAGGCGAAACAGATGAAAAGGAGAAACTGAATCTATGGAAATAGAGAAATGTGCCGTGTGCGGTGAACCTCTATTCAAAGAGATTCCGATGTTTGGACAGACCAAGCTGCTACGAAGAGCGTGTGCTTGTCGCAGAGCCGAGTTGGAAGAGGAAGAAAAGGAAGCCGAGAGGTCGAGGTTGGTACACAGAGCCAAAGACATCCTTGAGTTAGGGTATCTCGACAAGGGTTATGCCAACTATACCTTTGCTTCCACAGAAGACAAGACATCGGGAGAGTACAGAGACTTCGTACAGTACGCAAACAATTGGGAAAAGGCTAAAGAGGTAAACCGAGGAATCTATCTCTACGGCAACGCAGGAGCAGGCAAAACATTCTACGCATCATGCATAGCCAACGAGGTTAGGAAGAGATACGGAGACTATGTGCTGATAGGATCATCCACAGAACTCATCGACTACATGACCAGAGACTATGGCAGAAACGATGAGGGCAAGGAACAGTTGAGAAGATATCCGTTAGTGGTGATTGACGATATCGGTGTTGAGAAAGCCACAGACAGTAGCTTAGCAACGATGAACGAGATTATCGACATTCGCTACATGGCGAGAAAACCCCTCATCTGCACAAGCAATTTCCCTTTGGAGAAACTTTACAACGGAACAGGAATATATGGTGACCGAATCACATCAAGACTAAAAGAGATGTGCGTTCAATACAAGATAGTAGGAAAGGACAGAAGACAGAATGGCTGACTATGGTGAAATACTCTTTCCGGGAGTCAATGAATTCTTGGGAAAGATAGACGAAATAACAGAAAGGATAGACAAACAAATGGCAAAGCAGAAAGAAACAGAATTAACCGCATTAGGAATCGTAGACATCCTCTTGTTAGTGAAAGAAGACGGAGAAAAGGTCGTGGCGATAGCACCCATTGGGTGTGGAATCCAAAAGGGTGAAGCCGTGACCTATGACAACGGAAACGGATTCGATGACGGAACTGTAATCGACATCGTGTGGGAAGATATCAACGGTGGCTTCATGAGTTTCATCAAGAACGCAATGAACATCGACAATCCGTACACCGTCATAGCCGTCCACAGAACGGAGAGTGTCGCATGGAAGTAAAGAAGAAGCACTCGCAAGGTGTTGAGAAGTTTGCCGACTCGACCAACACACAAGCAAGTGCCACTCCGCAAGAACATTATATCGCTTTAGAGGGGCAGTTGTCGTTCTTCGATCTTGAAGAAGAACAACAAGGACATGATAAGTGGGTGCGTAGGATCACCTACGATGAGACAAAACCCTTTCTTCTTAAAGTGCATTATGCTAGGCGAATGCCATGTATAACTGATGCTTTTGGATTGTTCATCAAAGGTGGGAAGATGATCGGAGTTGTCACATATGGGATTCCAGCTTCACCTTACCTTTGTATGAGCATCGCAGGGAAAGAAAACAAGGATCGCATCAAAGAGTTAAACCGCCTTGTGATCTTGCCAGAGTACAACGGAAAAAACTATGCATCGTTCTTAGTGTCACACTCCCTGAAGATGCTCGATAACGGTACGTTTGTCGTTAGTTATGCAGACACAGCTTGGAGTCATGTGGGTTATATCTATCAGGCAACAAACTTCTGGTACGCAGGGGAAAGTGTAAAGAGGACGGATACATATCAGCCTGAGGGATTGCACCCTAGAGCATACAACAAAGACAACCACAGTAACCTACGCCAGACCAGATCGCAGAAGCATAGATACATTTATCTGGTTGGCGATAAGAGAACCAAGAAGCAGATGGCAAAGGAATTGAAGTGGAAAGTGTCTAAGAATTATCCAAAGGGTGATGAAAGACACTACGATCCGACAAACCCTATACCAGTTAAGCCGATAGAGATTATAGGTGCAGAAGATGTATGAATGTTTTAATTGTGGGCAAAGATCAGTTATATGGCAAGGCGATTTTATGTTTGACGAATACGGTCGTGAGGGTTATGGCATAGTCCATACCTTGCATTGCACTAATTGCGGAGCGGACATCGAATATTACGTTCCGTTAGAAGAGGAAGATCAGGATGATAGTAGACGGCACGAAAGCGATATCACAGATAAAGGTATTGATAGATAGCACATGGCTTCCGGGGGAAGCGGTCAAAGCGTTTAATCAAGCGATAGCGATAATACAAGGGTGCGACTTGGACTCATGCGGTGACGGTCTGACCATCACATTAGAAGACGGCAACGAACTGTCACCCCATGTGTTTGAGGAGTATGAAACGATTGAGAATGCCACGGTACATCTCATGCGATGCGAGAACTGTGGCAAGGAAGAGATTTGGTGGTCTAGAACATGATAGGTTTTATAGTTGGATTTGTAAGCGGAATATTTGTAGTGGTGCTTTATGCGTGTGTGGTGGCAGGGAGCGATGACAGATGGAATTATTGATACAAGGGTTATGGGGCATCTTTAGGGTGCTAGGCTTACTGACAGCCGACATCATCTTGGTGTTGGCGTTGATAGGAATAATAGGTGCGGTGATAGGGGGTATAGGGAATGAGTAGGTTTAGAGATTGTCGTTATGAAGCAACGTGCCGTGACTATGCTTTGAACCATTGTGATGGTTGCAATGAATGGGAGTGGGCGTTTAACAAACCAACGCAACCAACAGTAGATGCCGTTGAGGTGGTAAGATGCAAGGATTGTATTTATCAAGCAGAATGTGCATTTACCGAATGGCTTGGTAGAAACGGGAACGGGTTTTGTTCGTGCGGAGAGAGGAGATAAGATGGAAATACCTAAATATTTTTACTTCCGTGCGAGAGTGATAAATAAAGGAACATCTATTGAGGTGGAAGATGCGAGTGATGTGGATGTGGTTGAGGTAGTGCGGTGTAAGGATTGTAAACACTATCTTAAATCATACGAAAAATGCGAATTGGTAGACACAAGATTGCATTTCTACGAAACGGACAAAGTGTGGACGGCGGATTGCTTTTGTGCTTGGGGAGATAAGAAAGATGAATGACAGATACATAAACCTAGAAGACCTATTGGTATGGTCGGATGCCGAAATGGAGTACGCCAAGTTGGTGGGAGACTTCGACAAGGTTAAGTTCCTATCAGCGTTTAGGGAACAAATTGACAAGATGCCCTACATCGAAGTTCCCCAACCGACACCGACTACGACAACGATTTACTATATGCACACAGGAGAGAGGGAATGAGATTGATTGATGCAGATGAGTTGATTGAAAGAGCCTACCGAGAGAGGTTGGATAGTAGAGAGTTAATAGCACAGATGATTGAGCCCGCACCGACTGTTGCGGTGGAAGACGATTATGTGGCACTGAAAAAAGAACGCGACTATTGGTATAAACTCGCCAAATCATATGAAGACACAATACTGAAATTGTGTACCGCACTTACAAAAGAGAAAGATGGATGAGGTGGAAGAATGACGGACGAAATATTTGTTTGGATGATGATTGCAGGATTGTTCCTTATGATAATCGGTTTTCTTGGACTTATGACTTGAAAATGAGGTGGAAGAATGACGATATTGGTAGCAAGTTGCGATAAGAACAAAGACCTATTCGCCCCGTTTCATCATTGTCTTGAAAGGTATTGGGCGAAGCATCCAAAGGTCGTGTACTCAACTGAAACCATCAAGAACCCATACTACACGACCATCTGCATGGACTATCCGTTAGATCAATGGACACGCAGGATAAGGGAAAGCCTAGAACAGATAGACGATGATGTCATTCTCTTCATGGTCGATGACATATTCATAAGGAAAGCCGTGGACAGAAAACGCATCAAGTTTGCCGAGAGCCTTTTCGGTGGTAGCCTAGCGTTCATCAACTTTGAGCAAGAGTTCGGCATCTGCGAAGACATCGGTCTTAAAGATTTCAAGCGTAGGGTCGGTGGCTTCTTCACCATCTCGCTGATGTGTGGTCTGTGGGATAGGAAGAAGATGATAGACATCTTGTCAGCCGATATGTCTCCGTGGGATGTAGAGTTCCAAGCAGACAGAAAAGACTATGTCTACTACATAAATAGTGGTGACAGAATAATAGATTGGGGTCACGCCCCTTTTGAGTGGTTCGGCTTGATGGGTGGCAAATGGATGCATGAGGTAGTGCCTTTCTTTGAAGCCGAGGGCATCGAGATCAACTATGACGAGAGGGGGTTTGCAGACTAATGTATTACTGTTTTGAAATCCCTCTTGCCCCGGTCGTTAAAAAGAATAGTCAGCAGATTCTTATCAATCCCAAAACTAAAAGACCATTCATAGCACAAGGCAAGAGATATAAGGATTATGCCAAAGAAAGCATCCGTATCATCAAGACACAGAGGATGCCAGAGACACCGATAAATGTTCCTGTCAATGTGTGTGCGAGGTTTTGGATGCCGACAAGGAGAAGATGCGACACCGTCAATCTTGAAGAGGGATTGTGGGATATCCTGGTCGAAGCAGGTGTCCTCGCTGACGATTGCCGAGACATCATCGCATCGGATGACGGATCTCGCACTTACTATGATAAGAACAATCCTAGAACAGAAGTAGTTATTACACCATATGAAGAAGAATATGAACAATGGAGAACATTAGATGAGTGTTAGTAATATAAGCGAACGCATCGGTCATGCAATCTTTATCGTTGACGATGACGATGCCTTGTTACAGTTGGTCAAGGCAATACGCAATGTCAACATGACACAAGAGAAATGGCTTGGGGAGTATGTCATCATGATATCCACAGAGGGCGGTGGTCACAGAGTGGATGTCGAATGGTTTTCCGATGACGAGTCTATCGTATTCGCAGATGAATGGGGTGTGGAACAGTTCTTCATGAAAGGAGAAGATGATGCCGAGGAAGAAGACGGAGAGAGTATGTGAGATTTGTGGCAAGACATTCTACTACACATCTCATTTAAGAAATGTCTGTTCTGATGAGTGCCTACAGAAACGCAGAGCCTTGAAGAAAGAAGAGCATAACGCAAAAAGACGGACATGGAGAAAGAACCAGCATCCCTATAGCAGACAAGCTGCGACCGACACCATGTTGGCTCTGGAAATGGATGTCATCGAAGCACATGAGAAAGGAATTTCTTACGGATATTTTAGTGCATTCAGAGGTAAAGAATAATGCAGAACAACTTGTGTACCGACCCTCATTTAATGGCGTTAAACCTCATGAGATGTGCGTGTAGGGAAGCGTGTCATGGATGTGTGTATGAATCATACGGCAAGACTTGTGAGAACCTACAGTTAGACGATAACTGTATCGATAGGATGATGAGGGAAGCTGCTGCCATCCTCGACCCATCCACGATACCGACCATGAGGAATCTAGCCTTGAGGGATTTGCGAGAAAGGAGTGAAGATGGCAAGACCGAAGAAAGAGACGGCTGAACAGAAGAAACAGAATGTGGCTGACATCATCAGCCGAGGACTTGGAATCCTTGAGATCGCCAGAGAATTAGGCACAGTTAAGTTGGAAGACACCGAAGCCGTAAAAGAAAGGACGATGCTCTATCTCAACGATTGCATGAACAACGGAGTTCTCCCGGACAACCAATCCTACGCCCTGGTGCTAGGGCATACACCCTCAACCATCACGGCTTACATACGGAGTCATAGCGAAACGGATGAAACGAGGATGTACTTTGAGCAAGTAAGAGAACTGTTTTCCTCGATGCTATCCCAAGCAGCTCTCAACGGACAAGCCAACAACATCTTCGCAATCTTCTCACAGAAAGCGAATTTCGGTTGGAGAGAGGACAAGCACATAGTGGTGGAACATCAGACACCATTAGGTCTGCCGAAGTCCGAGAAAGAGATTAAACAGTTGAGAGACAAGTATGCCGTGGATGCGAAGTATGAGGAAGTGAAAGATGGGAGTAATTAGGACATATAGTAAGCCGAGAGTCTGTCTGGTCTGTGGCAAACCCATCCCAAGCAAAAAGCGTAGTTACTGTTCCGTAGAATGCTCCAACAAGGCAAGGATTCGCATAGAGATGGATAGACGGAAATTCGCCAAAGAAAGAGGACAGGAAATTTGGTAGGTACACATTTTTGTCCATGATCTATGGTAAAATTAACTTGTGAGAGGTTCGTACCATTCCTCTCCCGGTCTGAATAGAAAAGAAACGCAATGTTCCTCCTAAAAGCGTAGCGTATTTTCCCTGAAAGCCTCCTATTGTATTTTCAGAAGAATGGCAAAAGACACCGTGCTTTAATCCTTTCCACGGTGTTTTTTGTTGCGTATTTTTAGACAGAAAAAAAAGACCGCACTAACACGGTCTTTTATATGTGGTACGGCAAGCCATGATTTGTTCCCTGTTATCCGTACCGTGTGATGCCCACGCCCACGACAGTTTCCTGTTGGAAACGCATCACTCCCACGCAAGTATATTCTACCATAAAAGATGGTCACATAACAGTACAAAAAATGTAGGAGATACGCAGAAATTCGCAGAGAAAAGTGTAAATCTACTGACACCCTACTGATACCGACACCCTCGGAAACCCCTTTAAAATAAGGAAATGTTCGGGTTCTATCAGGGCGCAGACGGCTCATGCAGGGTTATCTCTGCGAACCCCCATAAAATAAGGAAAAACCCCCATTTTACCGTACTTTGCGGTATCTTGGGGGTTTAGTGTTTTATAGTGTTGAGTAGTGTTGCGTAGCGTGGAATAGTGCTTCTACTGACACCGCTACTGACACCGCTCTTGCTAGGAAAAATCCGATATGGTGCGGAAAAGTCGGTCGGAAAAATCCGAAATCAGTTCTCTTCGATGATGATACGGAGTTGACTCTCGGTTGCTACCTCTTGGAGTTTCACAAGGTCACCATAAGTGACATAGGGGAATGTCACTTTGTATGTCACTACACCTTTGCCTTTGAGGAACTCTACCTTGTCAACGCCTGCACACCATCTGTCTGTGCCGATGCGATACCATGTGTAACCCTCGGACTCGGCATCTTCGTAGACATTGTAGTAACCTTCGGACAGAAAGCCTAGCCTATCGCTCTTTGTGGTAGGCTTTGTTCTACAGTTGAGGAACGCCAAGCCGACATGGATTTGGTCACGGAATGTATCTCTATCGACAGGGGGAACAGGGGAAGTCTCTCTGTATCTAATTAGATCATATTCTTTAGATGCAGGATTTACAAAGATACTTCTGTCCTCTACATATAGATAGTTAATGGGGTCTATGGAATTGGCTTTGGCGTTAGCACCTCTACGAAGTTCAAAGTGCAGATGCTGACCGTTGGAATATCCGCTATTCCCCATGAAGCCAATCACTTGCCCTTTCTTGACCTTGTCACCGTTCTTTACGCAGATGCCTTTAAGCAAGTGACCGTACATCGACCACCACCCACCGCCATGTGCGATGTTGACATAGTTTCCATAGATACGTTGGTTGGGGTAGGTGTTGCCATAGCCGTCAGCACAACCGACAACAGTTCCGTCCTCGATGGCAATTATCGGCTGATTGCAATACGCACCATCGTTCCACCCAAAGTCCAAGCCGAGATGACCGCTATGGTAGACTTGGGTTATTTTTATATATCTGCTTAATGGATAAATAAAGTTCATTTAATCGCCACCCAATGCCAAGTTCCTGATGACAAGATATACGAAGATGAGGAACGGAAGTAAATCGTGTTACTGTTGTAATACAAATATCCAGCAGTCTGCGTAGTCCAGTTATTTGCGTTGCCTGAAGTCGAGAAAGAACTGTTGCTGTACCTTGTTGATGTTCTGATGTAATAAGAACCTATTGTCGTGAATGTCGCTTGATGCATATGGTTGCTTGTGGCAGTTCGTGCATCTTTGTAGAAGAAGAATTTTGTCGGTGTAAAGCCTATCGCAGAAGTGGTCGTAATCTGCGTACTTGTGGAAGTGTTTACGTTACTTGCCACGTTTAATGTGCCTGTGACTATATCGCTACTTCCACCACCACCGCTATATGTTCCCGTCACAGACCATACGTTAGCATTTCCGTTGTTGATGGTGATGGTTGTTCCACTCTTGATGTTTTCGGCAGATAAATTAGTCTGCGAAAGTGCCTTTATCGTCTGTATGCCTGTTAGGTAAGTGCCACTTGCGATGGTTTGGTCAGATGTTGTCGCATAGTGGTTTGTAGCACCTTTGGTTGTCACATTAGCCGTAAGCGATACGGATGAGTTGGTTGCCGTTCCGCTACTCACATAACCAGCACTTACTGTCGGAGTGACAGATACTGTCTTGGACAGAGTGAGTGTGTTTGTGCCTGTGCTTACGGATGCTGATGTTCCGCTTATTGTGGATGGAGCAGATGCACTACCGCTCGGCATGGCAGATACTGTCACCGCACCTTCCATCATGTAGTTTGCTCCACCGATGGTCTGCGAAGATGTGGAAGGAGTGATGGTAGTGCCTGATGCAATAGCATTATAGGTCAGCATATCACCTTGATAAATGCCTTCCGCAATCCACCCCTCAACATCACCCTCTCCCGTGTCGAGTTCCGTAGCACCTCTTACTTTCCACACACGAGCGTTGTTTTCGGTACGAAACCCCTCTATATTCAACCCCGTATAAAAACTGGCACTTGGCACAGTTGCCGTAGCATAGTTGGTGACATCGGTTACACCACTTGATGTGATGTCTATGTTGCCTGTTGGTGTTATCCCACCACCACCGCCACCTGTTTCGATGCCGTCCACCGCAGAAACCATCTCATCGAGTGTGAGTGTCAAGGCTTCACCGCTCTTGTTGGATATGGCATTGGCAAGGTAATCAAGTTTTGTTTTGTCTACTAATACGTTGGACATCATATCTCCTTTGTGGCGAACCACTCTTCGATAAGATACTTAAAGTACTGTGGTCTATCTTTTGCTCTTTCCATGCAGACATCATACGGAGCATCAACAAAGATGCACTCGTCTGCGTTGATGCGTTCCTTGTCTTTCTTTATCTTCTCTTCCGTGTTGGCAATGCTGACCACATAAGCATCTTTCCACATACCATCTCTGTCACGGATGATGTCGAGTAATGTGTTCTTCAGTTTCAATGCCGTTTCATGCACCCATAAATCAGCATCGTGAGCCTTACGGCATCCTATCGCTTCATAAAGCAAATCCACATCGCACACAATGTCACCATCACTCATGTGTTCTTTGATGTATGTGCTTTTGCCACTACATGGAGAACCATATACCAAGTAAATCATTGTTAATTAAAGGATGCTTCGACAGCAACATAGTTAGATGATACATACGCTCTTCTAAAGAAAGCGGGATAGTCGGTAGATACGCTTACTTGGAAAGTATATATTTGTGGCACTCCGACTCCTGTAGTGTTACTAACATATTGTGTAACTGGTGATGATACTAACACACGATATACATCATCATATTTGTAAAGCAAAACAATCGGAGCCAAAATTGCCCTATAGGCATAGGCTGTATCAATGGTTTCCCCACTACCCAAATTTTCAATACGCTTCATAAAACATGGGATGCCACTATCCATCGCCTCATAGATTTCAGCAAAGGTTTTATCCATTGTCCATGTGCCAGGTGTGACATTGCATATCAACGCACCACCTCCACCAGCATTGGCAATCCCTTGCTCTATCTTGTTCATGGCACTTGCGGTGATTGTATCGCCTGTGTTCCATGTTGTAGGTGTATAACTCATTTAACTCTCCAATTCTGCATATCCCACTTGAGCAATCCCCACTCTTGGGATGCTACCATCGGTTATGCCATATCCAAGATTGTTTCCATCCACGGCATCATAGAACAGTACTACCGTGTTGTTGGTCGAGGGCAACTGTACGGCTGGTACATCTTCATACGTTGCACCCAATAATACTACCGTTGCCATGCTTCACCTCACGAAATGCTCAACACTTTGGTTGTTCCGTCTTGGCTTACTGATACCATGCTCAAACTACCGCTGACTCCCAAGATGGATTTGCCACTCAAGATGTTCGCAGCTTGGCAATCACTTACATTCGTCAGCGAAACTGTACCCCCACTTGTGTATCCGCTTGGGATGGTGTATGTGCCGTTGACAGTTCCGATAGTTCCACCTGTTCCACCATTGTTAGTCATAGATCCGACTACTTCGCCTGATGCTCCGTAGACAGTTACTCCGCTTAATACATCTGAAGCAGAAACAGAGGATGCTCCTGAAGTATCGTAGAATGTTGCCGTGCCACCACCCTGCTTGGGAATCTGCACCTGTGGTACGTCACTATATACCACACTATTGATAACTACACTCTGTGCCATTTATATATATCTCCTTATGATACTGTAAGGAACGAACCGTTCCATGTTATTTTTCCATAGTTGCTAGGTATAGCATTAACTGTTACTATACCCAATGCCGTGTACCCCTCGTCTGCTTCAACTGTGAAAGCATCGTCTTGGGGCGTCACGGTCTTGTCTTGTAATATGACAGGGTCAGAGCGAATCATTATCGCATCGCTGAACCCCATCTCTATAACATGGCTTTCACCAATGTCTACATCTATTAGTATCGGAGACTCATCAATGGTCATCTCCAAACAACAACAACGATTAGCCATACGAAATCACTCCGTCTAGTAGGATTGCATTTACATTTATGTGATATGTCTTGGATGCTAGTGCCGTACCCTCACTATCTATGGTACGCAACTGTATCTCTGCATCTCTTCTGCTATCAAACCTTAATGTCTGTTCCTGTGAGAGATATATCTGTAATGTGGATGTATCGGTGTCTGTATCGTAGGATGCGACAACCGATGTTCCTGATAATGTCAACTCTGTGCCACCCTTTTGCTCGATGGTCACATAGTTATTATTAGCGGATAGATCATATCCTTTTATTTTTAGAGTGAATGTCGGTGTCGTACCCCTTGTCATGTTAACCCTCTCCTATTTCGTGATTATCTACTTCGACTTCATCGTCTGGCATCTCGATTGATCCGGTTGCCTTGTAATACTGTGCGGAAGATATGCCAAGCAATGCACCGATAAATGTCTGAATAATAAGGATGGTCTGCGGAATCTCCTCTGCGAGAGGGAAGTTCCAGACGGCAGCTAGTGCAGAGTAGCAACAAGCAAGTGCCGGAAGTACTACTATGCATATCCACTTTAGTGTGTCATATACAACATTTGGAATAATCATCATTTGCTCTCCTTTATCCATTTAATATCATTACGCATTTCTATGATGCTTTCTTTCACATCAGCAAACATGGAAGCATAATTATTGTGTTCAGTAAGTCTTCGGTCGATCTGCTCTAGTTTATCGTCAAGTTTAGTGTCACGGATCGCTTGAGCCTTGACTTGCTCTTCTTGTGATTTTCTCAAACTGTGCAATTGATTTAAGATGCCCAAAATACCCCCTAGTATTCCCACAATCGCTGATACTGTAGCAAAATTGAATTCCATCTCGTCACCTCACCATATAGTTAAATCGCAATCACAATCATTGAACCTGTGAGTGTGTGCGATGCCCCTGACACATTCATTGCTGATACAGATATGCTAGTGTTGTTCCTCGTCACCGCACCTGTGAAGATGCCATAGTTTACATATCGAGGAATGAAATAATAATCTGTAGCACCTGACACCGTTGAAATCGTGCCTGTAAGCGTAGCCGTACCTTTATCAGCAATAGAAGACGATGTTGATACAGTTACTTGCTGAATACCTTTTATCAGTTTGTAAGTAGGCATAAAGTTTCCGTTACTATCAACAAAGGTATTGAATGTGGAGTTGTTACTGGCATCGTAGACCACCAACGCAACTCCGTATGTGCCACTATTTCCGCTTCGCCTTAACTCTGCCCTCGCACCTGTGGTGATGTCTGTGTTAGATCCTAATCCCCATTTCATGCTTGGGTTGTTCAGCGTTTCATTTACCTTGTTAGCCTTATTAGTATCAAGCGTACTTACATCGTTCTGTAATGCAGATATATCGGATGCTATCTGCTGAAATCTGTCAAGGTATGTGGATGAGTTAAGGGCAAGGCTTTCTTCCGTTGCACCGTAACTGTGTGCATCGTCCGTCATACCACCTGTGATAGACAGAGTATGCTCCATGACATACATATCAAATGTAGTGCCGTCATAGTCCTCAACGCTGATGATGTCGCAGGCATCAAGACGAGGGTTTCCTCTCCATGTCAAATCGCAAGGGATAACTGTAAGTCCGTTAACGCCTAGCATGGATGTGCAGAGATCATCCAAAATCTGTTGTGTCATGAATGGGTTTTGACAGATGATTGCGTTGCCTGTCCGTCCTGTGCCGTGTATCGGTGCTTCTTCTGTACCGCTGATGATGTCGGTGTAGGTTATCGACCCATCGTACACTTTCTTTAGACCGTCAAGATGTTGCATACTACGGCTCACGGAGAACCCATAGTTGTTGTAGTTTGTATATGACAGACCTGTTATATTTGGTTTTCCATTAAGGTCAAAGGTTCGTGAAGTCCGAGCGGTAAGACCCTCAAGACCCATCATCCATCCGATGTAATCTCTATATGTTCCTTTGACAGGGGCAGAGATGGTGTAACCACTCATTCCTGTGGATGTTATGGAAACATTGCAATGACTTGCTATAGCATTAAGTATGTCCTGTGCGGTGCATGGGAATGTCACTCCCAAACTTGTAAAGTCCGCTTCTTCTAAAAGAGAAGCAGGGAGACTGTATGCCGTTAAGGTATAGTCTCTTCCGTCATTCGTCACATCTACATTGGAGATGCAGAATATTCCAAGAGGGATGCCATACCAACTGTTCCCTGTGACTCCGTAAATATCAAACTCTTCACTTATCCATTTGCCCAAGAGGGTATCACCAGACGAGAGCCATTGTGAAAACGGATCAGCCGTATCGAAGTGCAATTGGACTTTGCACTCGTTGACGGTAAACATACCTATTTGGAAAGCATTGTTTCCCGATGCTACATCTGTTATCTCGACAGACATGGTATGGTTTGAAGTTGGGGTTGATGTGCTATCAAGAGCATGGTTTGTGCCATTTATCTTTATGGTCGTAATAGCCATCATGTCTCTTGTGTTACTCGCACACTTGGCATCAAACGCCTGTAACTCTTGGAGAGTTCCTGCAATATACATCTGTATCTCCTAGTTTTCTTTGCAAATATTTTTTATATCGGTAAATACAAGGAAATCGGAAAAGAAAATGTTTGGTAGTATAGTTTGACCTTTACTATTTTCCTTTCCGAAACTCCCATAATTTATGTATCAATATTCTATGAAGTTGAAAGCCAAGTCCGTCCACATATAGTTGCTACCTATCTTGGAATACAGAGGTGCTTTCCTATCACCGACATAGAATGTTCCCTCACGGTATGCTCCTGTGTAGGGGTCGGGGTAGGCGAGGTAGAACTGTGCATCCTTGACCGCCTGCAATACTGTGGATACCTGCGACATGGTGAGTGGGGGAAACTTGACCTCAACTTTCCTTACGGCATTAGCACCACCACGCACTCTATCCCTAAACATATATCCGCTTTGGTTACGACCGCTTTCATAGTCCACATCTTGCACCGATACCGACATCTCCTGTGGGTTCGGTAAGAATGTGTAGGTCGAAGCACTCATCCCTTTGACCGCTAATTCAGTTGTCATTGTGCTTGGAACAGCCATTCATATATCTCCTTATGCCATCGCAGGTTGTCCTGTCCTAGCGGAATAGGCTCTGCTTTCTTTCTGTACCACTTTGAATAAGCCTTTGGCATCGCCCTCAAGGGTGACCGACACATTTGTGCCATTGCCCATGACAGAGGCTACCGCTGATGCGACACCTTGTGAAACGGCAGCTACTATCTGTTCATTGTTTACTACGGCTGTCCTATTACCAATTGTGCCGACTAACTCTGGCCCGGCTTCTCTCGCTATGAACATCTGCCCGGTCGTGGGGAAACCACCAGTAGCAAACTTGCCACTCTTCCCAGACGAGATAATGTTCTCATAGACATTTACATATCTTGTTACTGTCTGTGTTTCTTTGGTATTGATAGTAATGAGGTGAGGTTTGCTTGTGAGTTTGTCCAGGTTGTCTTTAACATTGTTAATTGCACCTGTTACATTGTTCTCTATCGATGTCTTGGCGCTTGCAGAATCGCTATCGATCTTTCCTTTAAGACCAGAGAATCCATTAGCTGCCACGCTAGTTCCTTGTAAAAAACCATTGAGTGCTTCTCCTGTCTTGGTGTCGATGAGTTTAGTAGTGTCGTTGATATCTCGCTTGACATAACCGTTTTGTTCTGCCCATGTCAAACCAAACATCTTTACGGCAACTTCGCCTTTACCGACATTGTCTTCAAGGATTTTGCCCATCTCCTCGGCAGCTCCCTCAAAGTCACCTTGCACAACTAGTTTTAATGCGGTAGCAATATGTTCTATAGCCTTGCCCCAATTCTGTTTAAAGGTTTCTCTTCTTACGGCTGACTTCTTGTCAAAGTTCTCCCAAAAGTCATCCCAAGCCTGCTGAACCTTTTTAGGTATCTTGAGAAGCCACTCTTTAAAGTTCTCCCATTTCTTCTCGGCATCCATGTAGGACTTGGTGGTTTCTGTGTAGACAGACCCCCACTTTCTGGCGAAGTTATCTATCCATTTTTCTATGGCACTCATTTCACCGACATCGACAGTATCAAACCAATCGGAAAGTCCAGAGCCACCGCCCCCACCAGAGCCACCGCCAGAGCCACTCTCTCCGGGAGCGGTGAGGTTGTTTATCTCGTCAAAAGCCATCAGTTGCTTCTTGAACTCGTTGGTTGCTTTTTTGGCAGACCCTGCGGTAGATGCGACATTGTCAGCCACCGCACCAGAATACTTAACTATTCTGTATGTCGTTTTGCCACCAAGTATTGCTATGAATCTCGATATGGCGTTAGCAGCAGCCACCGCAAGGGAAGCGATCTCCCTTAACACGGCAGAAACGACTTCCAAGCCAGGGGCAACAATTACGGCTAGAGAGTTTTTAAGAGCCGTAACGGAGTTCCTCGCAGACTCCATTGCCGTGCTAAACCCTGTGTTTCCGAGAGCCTTATCCCACTCCTCAAGGTTCTTAACGCCCTCTTTGACTCCGTTGGATATACCAGATATGATTCCACGGATAATGCGATATTTGGCTATACGCATAAACTGTTTTTCAAGTGCGGATGCTTCTCTCCTCGACTCTGCGAGTCTTTCAATAAGGTCTGCTTGTGCTTCCGGGAGTGCTTTCCACGCTTCGACAAATGTGTCTTTGACATTTCGCCCTACATCGACAAGAGTGGACTTGATGTTCTGTAATGTGCTAGTGAACTTGAAAGACTTGGTGATGTCCATATCTATGGCTTCACCAATCTCTTTCCATTCATTTGCGACTTCTTCCATTTCAGCCTTGTACAAGTTGTCGGCTTCGGTCTTCTTGATATCAGCAACTAAATCTTTGTAATACTGAAGAGACTTTGTAGTGTTCTCTATAGCATTTTTTGTCTCTTCCCACGCAGACGCACTGGATGTGTATGTACCCTCTAGGTCAACCTCTCGGCTTTTGTTTATTTGCCCCTTGAGAGAGGTCGCTCTTTTGGGGTGAGAGTCCATAACGGCTTGGTGGACGATGTCCGCTATTCTCTTTTGCTGACTTTCTTGTTCAGCAAGAACTTTGTTGGTTTCCTCGTTGACCTTTTTGATCTCATCGGCTCTTTCTTTTGCCAAGTCAAGAACCTTAATCTCTGGCTTGGCATCGGCAAACGGAGTCTTTAGGAGGTTATCAACTTCCTTTTCTGCCACAGAGATTCTCGGTGGCACATTGATGGCTTTCTTCTTTGCCTCGGCTTCATTTAATGCTTGGGTAGCCTTGTTGGACTTTGAAGCAATAGTTGCCATAGCCTTTGCCAACTGTTTATAAGAGTCTACAGTTGACTTGGGAACACTTTTAAGAGCCGTGGCGAACGCAGAGATATTGCCTGCGACTTCTTTCATGTCATTGGCTTTGATCTCTTTCAAAGTGGAAGCCATCTCGTTGAGGTTTGTAATCGCCTTTTCAAGACCCTTGCTTTGAAGTCTAGAGCCAATATTCAGCAATATATCATCGTATTCAATTGTTGCCATCTATCTTGCCCTCGTTCATAAACCAACGGATCGTCCGTTGTCTGTTGCGTTCCTTTTCCGCTTCTTTTTCTCGCTCGGTGATTGGTATAGGATACTCCAGATACTTAACCATTTGAGACTTTTTATCGCTAAACGCTTGGCTTATCGAAGCGGATACGGCTCTATGGATATAAAGACCTTGTAGCCATGCGTTGTAGTTTTCGTTTTCTCTGCGATATTCCTCTGCTCGTCTGTACGCTTTTACAAGGCTTGGTCTGCCATGCCAAAATTCATCGGATGGCATTCCCAAAGACAAGTAGTAGGGAAACATTATTTCAAATATTTCCGATGCGGTCTTTGGCTCTGTAGTACTCTGTCCTACAGTTCCACCGCCATCCGAGGGTTTTCCCCAACTTCATCATCTCGGAAAGTGATGTACGTTTCGTAATAAAGTTCTCTCAATCTGCCGAGAATCTTCCCAGTAGTGTCGTTAAACCCACCTAGCATATCAAAGAATATCTTGTCGGTTTTTTCTTTGCTGACCGTGTTTCTGTGGTGCATACGGAAAGCGTAATAAAAAAAGTCCGTTCCTACCGTCATTGGATACTTTGTAATAAGGTCAGGGTCGAAACCTCTGTCCTCTGCCCAACGCACAGTATCCCTATCAAACTCAAGGATGTAGGTATCGCCTGTTTCGTTATCTATCAGGCGAATGGGTTTAACTGTTTCTTTCTTCTCAATCGTGGACTCTGCCATACTTCTCATCTCCTACAAAATATTTAGTTGTGGTAGCAAGGGGTTTTTAAGGGAAACCCCTTGCGTAGAAAACCTTATCAGCCTGAACCTGTGGACTTTGTTGCCCAAATGTTGCCACCCTGGGGGATGACCCTCGCAGGAATGGTGTCAACTACGTTCTGCTCAATGCCTGCGTTTCCGAGGAGAGCCATCGGCTCTGCCTTGAAGAAGTAGGAAGTTGTAGCACCGGGATACTGATACTCAAACCATGTGGATTTGTTGGAAGCCTTGCCTGTAGCTGCTGCTGAAACAAGGTTGTTCCAAGCGGTGATGACCGCTTCTGTGTGGTTGAGAGTAAATTCAGCATCAGAACCGGGATCCTGCCTACCTTTGGCATATCTTGTGATCTCGTCTGTGATATCGGATGCATCGAGGGCATCGACATCCATCGCCATCTCTGGAGCAGAACTTACATTGGGAATAGTTGTATAGCCAGATGTCGGTCTTGTGCCTGCCGTGGTTTCCACCGCATATTTAACGACCGCACCGACAGTTGTTATCTCTAATGCCATATGTAAATCTCCTTTAACGAGGATAAACTCGATATATAGTGTTTCCGTTAGTACCGAAATCGGTACGCTTAATCAATCCAGAATATCTCAACTCAATACGATATATAGTTCTGTCGATGTTAGGCACTTGCTGAAGAAGAATCCGTCTGAAACAATAGTGAGTCATGATGGCATCTATCTCATGGGCAAGTTCTTTGGCATCGGCTTTCTTTGTCTGCGTGTTGGTGAACACTTGGATAGTGTAGGTCACATTCACATAGTCATCGAGAGAGGAAGTGTCCTCACCCTCTGCCCAAACGGAGTTCGCTGACTCCCACATATTCACGCATGGGAACGTAGCAGGCTCTGCGACATACTCACCGTAGACGGAAATCCCGTCATGGTTCTGCCGTAGGCTTGTAGCCACCGCATTGAATAGTGTGTTCTCTAAATCAATCATCCAAAAACCTCGTCAGCTGCTTCTCTAATAATGTCATCCATTCTGTTTATTGCATATGTGA